AATGAAACAAGGCTTACTTGGTATGGCGGGTGTTATGGGCGAAATGTACGCTTTCCTGCTTGCAACGAGTTTGCTGAAGTTCAGTATGTCTTCGCTTCTAATGACTGTCCTCGGCCTGATTCCAATTGCTATTGCAACCAATCTTCTTACGATTCCGGTCAAGGTTCTTGGTGAAATGAATACCGAACAGATGAAGCAAGGTCTAATCGGCATGGCTGGCGTTATGGGTGAGCTGCTCATTTTCCTTCTTGCGGTTGAAGCTATCAATCCGAAGATCACGAATAGCATTGCTACACTTACCAGTTGTATCGGTGTTGCCGGATTGATCTGGATATTGGCTAATTCACTGGAAAGTATTACGGATGTACCCGTTGATACGATCAAGACTTTCATCGGCGGTGTGGATTCGATGCTCATTGTTCTCGGCGCATGCATGCTTACATTGAGCAATCTTCCTGCTTTGAACGTGCTTAAGGTGGCAGCAGTATTGGCTGCTGGAATTGGCATGATCGGATATGTGCTGGATCTGCTGGTTGGATTGTTTGCCGACACACTGATTGAAAAGACTGAGAAGCTTAGCGAGGTTCTCGGTCCGGTCAGCGAAGGATTAGCATTGTTCTCTAAGAATATGGAGGGCGTAAGCTATTCCAGTATCGAATCGGCTGCGGGAGCCCTTGGGCTTATCGCGCAGATGGCAAATACGATTCCGAATTCTGGAGGTTTACTCGGTTTCCTTGCTGGTGATAACGATCTTTCTGACTTTGCGACGAAGATTACGGACCTTGGAGACGGTCTGATTCAGTTTGCTGCTCAGACTACAGGGCTTGATACATCTTCGATGACCGCGGTCATTGAGGTGATGAAGGGAATCATTGATATCGCGAACGGATCAAAGGATGTCAAGTTCAGCGATCTTTATCTGTTCAAGGGATTCTTTGAAGCATTCGGCAGCTATTATTATCTGCAAGATTGGGAGGCTTCTGCAAACTCTATCGTGAATGCATTTATCGTTCCACTTCAAAATGGAATGCAAACCGGAACAATCACGGCTGTAAACTCGGCTGCTATTATGGGCGTTTCCATGATCCGGTCGTATTATAATAGCTTTTATAATGCCGGATGGTATTTAGCTGCTGGCTATTCCAGCGGTATTCGTGGTGGAACCAGCGGTGCTGTTCAGGCAGCAAGCGCGATGGCGGCTGGATCGCTTAATGCCGTTACGGCAACGATTGACGCGCATTCTCCGGCGAGAGAAACGTTTACACTTGGCGGATATTTCGTTGATGGCTTTGCTAATGCACTGTATAGATTTGCTTATAAAGCTTCTGATGGAGCTGCGAATCTTGGTGAGCGCGCTCTTGATTCCACAAAAGCCGTAGTTGGCAGTTATATGGATACGCTGCTTAGCGGTATCGATACGACCCCGACGATCAGACCGGTTGTTGATACAAGCGGCGTTGTGAGCGGAATTCAGTCAATCAACGGAATGTTTGGTGGAAGAACTATTTCGTTCGGAAGCACATTTAATCGTCATGTAAGTGCCATTAGTTCCGGCAATTCCGGCTCCAATAAGGACGTCGTGAATGCAATTCAGGCGCTGAACAGCAAATTTGACCATCTGAATCAGGCGATGAACAACATGAAGATCGTGCTGGATGACGGCACGCTTGTTGGTCATATGGCAAGCGGTATGGACAAGCAGCTTGGCGTACTGGCAGGACGAAGGGAAAGGGGGAATTAAATGTATCATTCCATCACCCTTGGAAACAAGAACACCTGGGAGGACTGGCATTTGATCCCCAAGACCCGACCATTGGTCAATCCTCCTCAGGTGAAGACGAACTACATCGATATTCCCGGCGGCGACGGCGTTCTTGATTTGACAACTGCTCTGAGTGGCAGACCTCTGTACAAGAATCGCACGGGCAGCTGGGAATTTATCGTTGAAAACGGCTTCAAATCATGGAGTTCGCTTTTCAGCGAGATCATGGGATATTTGCAGGGACAGCAAATGCGCGCAACACTGGAAGACGACCCTTTGTATTACTACGAGGGTCGTTTTTCTGTTAATGCGTGGAAGAGCGATCCCTATTATTCCTTGATCGTGATCGACTATGACGTTGGACCATACAAGCGCGAGATTGACGGACACAACGAGCAGTGGTTGTGGGATACGTTTAACTTTGAAACGGATATTATCTACAACTACAAGAATCTGCCGGTCAACGGTTCGCTCGATGTACTCGTCGTTGGAAGTATGATGCCCAGCGTACCGACGATCATCACAACGGCTACGGGCATGCGCGTGACGTTCAATGGAAAGAGTTACAACCTTTCCAAGGGCGTTAACGTAATCGATGACATCGTGATGGTCAGCGGTGATAACACACTCACGTTTACCGGAACGGGTACGGTGACTATCGAATACAACGGAGGTGTGCTGTAAATGTTTTATATTTACGCAGACGGAGAGCTGCTGTATTATCCGATGAACCAGAACCGTACCGTCATCAAACCGAGACTGACGCTGGAAGTGGGCAAGGCCGGATCACTGTCATTCAGCCTTCTCCCTTCCAACGTGCTCTATGACCGCCTGAGAAAGCTCAAGACAGTCATCACTGTCGAGTGGGATACGACGGAAATCTTCCGCGGGCGAATTCTGAGCATGGAAAGAGCCTTTACGAACGTGAAAACCGTATATTGTGAAGGCAATCTGTCCTTCCTCGTAGATAGCGTTCAGAAGAGCGAAGCCTATAGGGGAACGACCCGTGCATTGTTCAGAAGGATTATCGATACGCATAACGCCAGAGTGGACGCTGACAAGCGTTTCAAAATCGGTGAGGTGACGATCGACGACCGGGAGATTATCCTGAGCGGTCAGAGCGAAAATGAAGGCGACAGCGGAGCGATCGACTATCAGCAGATCGCGATCAATTCAATTGTCAACGAATGGAGCAGCACGTTTGATTACATTCAGAGCTGTTTGATTGATTATGTCGGCGGATATTTGCGGACCCGGAAAGAAAGCGATGGGCTTTACCTCGACTATGTGAAAGAATACGGCGGAACTGCAAAGCAGGAGATCGAATTCGGCGTCAATCTGCTTGATCTGACCGAAGAGGTTTCTGCGGAAGAGCTTTTCACCGTATTGGTACCTCTCGGCGATGAAAACCTGACGATTGCGTCCGTCAACGACGGAAGCGACGAGCTGGTTGATGAAGAAGCCGTAGCTACCTATGGTCGAATCGTCCGCACCCATGTATTTGACAACGTGAACAAGCCGGAAACCCTGCTTGAAAACGGAAGACGATATCTGGCGAGCAATGTACATATCCCTACGACATTTACCATCACCGCTGTTGATATGCACGTCGTGAACCCCAATACACCGGAGATTCATATAGGCGACAAGGTGACCAACCGGAGTGCTCCACATGGACTGAACGACGCTTTTATGTGTACGAAGATTGAGTACGATCTTGAGGATGCATCTCAAACAGAGTACACATTCGGCAATCCAAAGCAGACCCTTACCCAGAGATACCGCAAAGATGCGAGGAAGCAGAGCGAGACTGCAACTCAGAATTCTGCCAGAGGAGGCGGCGGCGCGGGTAAGAAGGCTGAAGAGGATGCCGTTGAAGAGGCAAAGGAAGAGGTCTATCGCGAGTGGATCGACTACGATCCGAATAATCCGGATGCAAAAATGTCGCTGGGCGCGCTGAGCGTGCTGACCAATAAAGCGCTGAAAACCCTTCATACCGAAGTCGGTATCAACTTTGATGGATCAAACTTCGATAATGGCGGAGGCAACCTGAATCTGTATGCGATTCAGAAAACCATTGATGAAAACAAGGCAGACAATGACCAGAGATACGCTGCACTTGATTTGAAGGTTGACGAGAATCAGGCGTATGCCGCAACGATTGCAAAGTTTGCCTATGAAGTTGACGGCAAGGTTCAGGAGAACGTAGCGAAGATCGAAGCAACGGCGACGGCTCTCGGTTCACGAATTGATATTGTTGCGGACGAAGTCAACATCAATGCGAAGAACATCACCAACATCAACAGCGAGATCACGAAAGTGAAGAAACTGATTGCGGATGAAATCAATGCAGTTAAGGCAAATATCAATTATGCTATCGCTGAAGGTGTAAATACTTCGCATCTTGGCGCTGACGAAGCCAACATTACAAATCTTCACGTTCTTTCGACTGCATATATTCGAGGTCTTCATATCGGCGAAAAAGCTGTTTCTTCTACAACTATTCCCGTTGTCACAAGTTTTACGCAAGCGTCTGGTGAAACAGCACCGACGACGAATGTTACTATTCTTCATACGAGTATTAGTGCTGCTACAGCACATAAACCATTGCTTGGAGATGTGAAGACATTCGCGGCGGCTTAAGGCGCCTTATATCGGTGACGATATATAGCAAACCTGTTGAACTGCTGGAAGTCCCTAAAGCCTTATGAGCTACAACGTAAACATGAAAAACGGTTAGACGTGAACGCTTGAAAATCATAAGGATGGCTTATGCTAGATGCAATCTTCTAGGACAGAACCGCAAAAATGGGTAATCAGCAGCGAAGCTCCGAAAAGGAGAACGTTCAACGACTATCCCGGCGGGGAGTAGGCGAAAGCTGAAGCGGCAGGCATCTCGAAAGAGATGGTGATATAGTCTATGAAGAATGCTGCAAAACCCGCTTATTATAAGAGCGGTGTTCACGCGACAAGGGTACAGGGAGAAGAATACACATCGCCTCTTTATGAACCAGGAACTACGAAGAGCATTAAAAAACAAGGAAACTTGTTTATGGGATCTTTGTTTTACAGCGGCGGTAAGAAAGGTGTAACTAAGCAGGGTAGCAGATATAGCGGATCTCTTTATAGAAGCGGTTCCGGTATTACCGTAACACTTCAAGGTAGTAAATACACAAGAGATTTGTATACTAAATCTGGCGATACCTATAGTAAGCTATCCACCACTCTTTATCGAGGAGGATCAAGCGTAAGTTATACACTTCAAGGTAGTAAATATGACGGATCGCTTTATTATGGAGGTTCGTATGAAGAGTTCTATCTTCGCGGAGATGAGTATACGGCACCGTTGTATGAACCGGGCTCCACTTTTGAGTATAAGGAACAGGGTAATTTACTCATGACAGCTCTTTATTATGAAGGAACATCGTATTCCGGTGGGCTTTATCATGATGTTGAGTTGGCTACTTTTCTGACGCGCGATGTAACTGCGCTAACAGTATAAAAGAGAAAAAGGAGGTGCGTCAAAATGGATATGAGAACACTGAAAGCTCAGCTGTATGCTGCGGCAAACGAATTCGATAACATTCCCGTTATCGGAAAGACCGCCCGTGTTAAGCTTACAGCTGCTGTCGATTATCTGATGAGCGTGACAAATAGCATTGTCATTGAGCCGCCTCAGGAGATGAATCCTTCGGACGCAGAAAAGGACGTGGTAAGCGATGAGCACGATTTCGCAGAACCTTGAACGGATTCGCACAGCAGTCTATGGCGTTGAAGTTCGAGATGCGATTCACGACAGTATCGAGCAGTGCTATAGTGACGTAACCAACGCGAAGACGCTTGCTGATGAATCGCTTGCCAATTCGAATACAGCACTTGCAAACGCTAATGCTGCTGCCGAAAATGCAAATACCAGAGCGACAGCTGCGCAGGAAGCGGCCAATCGTGCCGACGACAAAGCTGGCGAAGCCGATATGGCAACGAAGAACGCCGATACGGCGGCCAAGAGCGCGAACGATGCAGCACTGAATGCGATGGCGGCGATTCAGAATGCTCAGCTTGCGACTGACAACGCCAATGACGCAGCGGATGCAGCGAATACGGCTAAGAGCGCCACCGAAATGGCTACGGCAGACGCCAACAATGCCACGAAAAACGCTAACGAAGCTACTGCGAATGCAAATTCCGCAAGGGATTCCGCAAACAACGCAGCTGCGAATGCCAATGTTGCCGTTACAAACGCGAATACGGCAATTACCAATGCAAACGCTGCTGCTGCGAATGCGAATGAAAAGGCAACGCTTGCTGAAAACGCAGCATCGAACGCGAATGACAAAGCGACCACGGCGAATAACGCCGCTAACGTCGCAAACACCGCTGCCGACAGAGCGAATACCGCCAGAGATTCGGCTAACAATGCAGCCAATGTGGCCAACACTGCTGCTGAGAATGCCAACGACGCTGCATCCGCAGCTAATACAGCTGCTGCCAATGCAAACACGGCTCGCGATGCTGCCAATGCTGCCGCATCAAAGGCGGATACTGCTGCATATGATGCCGGACTGGTTGCAGACGACTGTAAGACGGCAACGTATAACGCGACGTCTTCGGCATCGAGCGCAAATACCGCTGCGGGCAGAGCGAACACGGCTGCTGCTTCTGTTGAAGGGATGACCGTTACTTCGGAAAGCGTTGGTCCGGACGATCTGGCTGAGGCCGTGATTACGGATGTTAATGGTCACAAGAACGTTCACTTCCGACTGAAGCAGGGTAAGACTGGTTCGCCCTACATTATCAAGGGCAATGCATTCACTTCCCTCAGCGAATTGGAAGCAACGATCACGTCTCCTGAGATCGGCGATCAGTACAATGTCGGCACAAGTGCGCCGTACAACGTGTATCGCTGGACTGGTACGAGATGGGAAGACCAGGGCTCGATCGGTATCAATATTGTTCCCATCACGATGGACGAAATCAAAGCGATTTGCGTATAAGGATGGTGAAACAATATGGCAAGTTATCTTGATAAGGACGGACTGTCCGGTTTCTGGAAGGAGATCATCAAGCCGTGGCTCAACAAATTCGTCGAAAAGATTGAAGGCAAAAGTCTGAGCACGAATGATTTCACCGACGAGTATGTCGATGATATCGATACTCTGAAATCTAATGTGTCTGCCCTTCAGACGACGAAGGTGGACAAGATTTCGGGCAAGGGTCTGAGTACGAATGACTTTACTACCGCTTATAAGGATCAGGTGGACGCCAATAAGGCGGCGATTACTGGTCTGACTGATAGTAAGGTGGATAAGGTTACCGGCAAGGGGCTGAGCACAAACGACTTTACCACCGCTTATAAGGATCAGGTGGACTCCAACAAGTCGGCGATTACCGGTCTGACGGAAGATAAGGTGGACAAGGTTGAAGGCAAAGGTTTGAGCAGCAACGACTTTACCACTGAGTACAAGAATCAGGTGGACACCAACAAGTCCAACATCTCTACGCTCCAGAGCGGCAAGGTGGATAAGGAAAATGGCAAGGGTCTGAGTACGAATGACTTTACGGACGAGCACGTTTCGCGACTCGAAGCGCTTGAGAACGTGGAAGGTCCCAGCGTTCATGCTCATCGTACAACTTTCCGCGGAAAATATCTTGGCACTTCTTTAACCGATGCTCAGAAGACCGCCATTCAGAATGGAACATTTGACGACATTTTCCTTGGTGACTACTGGACGATCGATGGCGTTAATTATCGTGTTGCCGACTTCGATTACTTCTATCGCTGTGGTGACGAAGATTTCACAAGTCATCATCTTGTCGTCGTGCCGGATAAATGTCTGTACACCGCTCAGATGAACAGTTCGAACGTTACTACCGGAGGCTATATCGGTTCCGCTATGTATACGTCGAATCTGGCAACAGCCAAGTCGAAAATCACGGCTGCTTTCGGCAGCGCAGTGCTGACGCATAAGGATTATCTGACGAACGCTGTTTCTAACGGTTATCCGTCCGCTGGCGCGTGGGTGGCATCTACGGTTGAGCTGATGAATGAAGTGATGGTGTACGGATCGGCTTTCTTTACGCCGAGAGGAAACGGATCTACCATTCCGAATCTGTATACCACGGGTAAGATGCAGTTTGCGCTGTTCCAGGCAGTTCCGAATTTCATCAATATCAGAGAAACGTACTGGCTGCGTGACGTTGTGTCCTCGGCGGGCTTCGCTTATTGCAGCAGCTATGGCGGTGCGGGCTACTCCGGCGCTTCTAACTCTTTTGGCGTTCGCCCGTACTTCTGCATTGGTTAACCAAAATCCCGGGGGCCTTGTGCCCCCTTTATCATTTTTAGAATAGGAGGAAAACCGATATGAATGATATTTACCGTATTGTCCTTGCGGATGGCACAGAAATCAACGATCTTCGCCTGAATGGCAACAATTTTGTCAGCGACGATCCGATTGATTCAGCCATTTTTGAGGGCAATCTTTCGCCGGTTACGATCTATCATGGTCTTGTTCCGGAAGTTCATGAGCATATGGAGCTTGTACAGGTCACCCAGATGCATCGTGAATATTGGTTCGTCCTTCGCGATATTACGCCCGAGGAGCTTGCTGCCATGCAGGTTCGCGCGGATATCGACTTCCTTGCGATGATGACCGACGTCGAGCTGTAAGGGAGGGAAACGTCATGAGTCCGAAGTATGAGATGGTCAAGAGTTACTATGACCGTAAGCTGTGGAACAAGAGCCGTGTGAAGGCCGCTGTGGTTAAGGGCTGGATCACGGAGGAGGAATATGAAATGATTACCGGCGAGGCGTACAGCGCGTGAGCGTACTGGCAGCTAAACGCAGAGAAAGCCGGTTTGAAGCCATTGCATATTCTTGCGAGCTTCACGATATGCTGATTGAATTCATGCATAGAGGTTTCGGCGTCAAGGATGTGGATCAAGTCGTTCGGCTGAAGTATGCCAGAGGGCATATCGACAACGAGGACTTTGGATATTTCCGATTTCTGATGCATAACAGCAAAATGCGGATCGATCAGCTATGCGCGCAGCTCACCAGCAATGTCCGTGCGGCCAATTCCATTTACGCGACGTCCATATCCGAATATGAAAAGAGGCGCGAGTATCAGAATACTGCAATCATCAATTGTGAGCAGATGATTAAAGAGCTTCAGCATATTGTGGACGTATTCGAAGTGGACATCAACAAGTATGGCCGCTATATCCAAGCAATCGATCGAGAAATCGATTTGATTAAACGTTGGCGTCGTCGGGATAATAAAATCAAGGCATATTTACAGGGCAGTACCTGATGCACGTTGTGTCCTCGACGAACTTCGCTAATTGCAACAACAATGGCAATACGAACAACAACAACGCTTCTAACTCTAATGGCGTTCGCCCGGATTCTTCGCTTAACCAACGAAGAAGGAGGTGCTGTCCGTTCCTTGTTCCACAAGGATAAATGACAAAGCCCAATGCGATTTACTACGGTAAGTATCGCTTACGCGGTGAATAAAGTTATGTCTTATGAAGAGATTGTCTGTGACGCCAACAACCTATATTCGGCTTATCTGGCCTCGATCAAAAGCAGCAAATGGAAAGAGCGCAATCAGAAATTTGCGATGAACTATCTCAGACATATCTTTGAGATTCAGAGCGATCTTCAGAATCGCACACTGAGCAATTCTCCTGCGCAAGAATTCACACTGCACGAAAGAGGCCGGATAAGACCGATTACAAGCATCCCCATCAAAGACCGCATCGTTCGTCATGTGCTATGCGACGAAATCCTGATGCCGGTCATTCGGAATCATGTTATTTATGACAACTGCGCTTCTCTTAAGGGACGAGGCATGAGTCAACAGAGAAAACGCTTTGAAATCCACCTTCGCAAGTATTACAAGAAATACGGAAATGAGGGATGGATACTGCTTGGTGATTTCTCAAAGTTCTATGACAACATTCCACATGACAGGGCGAAGGAAGAACTCCTCAAGCTCTTTGACCACGACGAGTTTCTCACATGGCTGCTTGATCTCATTTTCGATGGATTCAAAATAGATGTCTCCTACATGACAGATGAGCAATATGCGAACTGCATGGAAGACGTATTCAATAAAAATGAATACCGGAAGATCGATAAAGATCTCCTCACCGGCGAAAAGTGGATGGCAAAATCCGTCAACATCGGCGATCAACTGTCGCAGATTATCGGAATTTACTATCCGCACAAAATCGATAACTATGTCAAGACCGTACGCGCTCAGAAATTTTACGGGCGGTATATGGATGACTGGTATATCATGAGTCCGGATAAGGAGGAACTGATCGATCTTCTTACTCATATCGAAGAAATTGCGAAAGAGCTTGGTATTCATATCAATATGAAGAAAACGAGGATCGTAAAGATCAGCAGCGTGTACAAATTCCTTCAGGTGAAATACAGCCTGACAGAAGATGGAACCGTGATTCGAAGAATGAATCCCAATCGCGTTACCGATATGCGCCACAGGCTCAAGAAGCTGGCAAAGAAGATCGAAAGCGGCGAGCGGGAGTACAAATGCGCTGAGGAGATGTTCAGGAGCTGGATGGGCAGCTTCTATAAACTGATGAGCCGCAGGCAGCGGGAAAACCTCATTGCCCTTTACGAAGATCTATTTGGGATGCGGATCACGATCGTAAAGAAGAAAATGATCTTTGAACCGATATAAATACGACGATACGGAGGTGCGAAAGATGGACACCGAAGAATTGACTCGAAAAGTTATTGCGCTTGACGAGGTGTCGGTACGCCATACTGAGCAGATTAAAACCTGCTTTACCCAGATTGCCGAGACAAAGAGTGTTACCGACAGCGTATACAAACTCGCTACTACGGTTGAAATTCTCGCTCTTGAGTTGCAGTCTACCAACAAGGAACTCAAATCTACCAATGTCAAGATTGACAAGGTATCAAATGAAGTTGAAGAAATCAAAGAAAAACCGGCTAAGCGCTGGGATAATCTCATCACGCTAGTGATCACTGCGATTGTGACGGCTGTGATGACGTATTTCCTGACGAAGCTCGGTATGCAGTAAAGGAGAAAACCACCATGGAGAAGATGAAGGCTATGCTGAGCCAGCCGATGGCCGGCAAGACCAATGATGAAATCGTTGCAACTCGTGAGAAGGCGATTGCTGCGCTTGAGGCGCAGGGTTACGAGATCGTGAACACGCTGTTTACCGACGAATGGTACGGTAAGGAAGCGATGGAAGCTCGCGGCGTCGTACAGATTCCGCTGTGTTTCCTGGCTAAGAGCCTTGAGAATATGAGCCTGTGTCATGCGGCTTATTTCTGCAAGGGTTGGGAAAATGCCCGTGGCTGCCGAATCGAGCATGAAGCAGCGAAGGCATACGGCCTGAAGATTCTTTACGAAGAGTAAGGGGGAATACTCATGAATATGTCGAATAAAATGTACGATACGCTTAAGTGGATTGCGCAGTACCTGCTTCCGGCAATCAGCGCCCTGTATGCGGGTCTGGCTCAGATCTGGAATCTGCCTTACGGGGTGGAGATTGCCGGTACAGTCGCCGCGATCGATACGTTCCTCGGTGTGATGCTGGGTATCAGCACCGCACAGTACAACAAGGCTCAGGCGGCCCAGCAGGTTACTGCGAATAATGGCTGATAGATGTAGTTAAATGGGGTAGAAAGTAGGCTACTCCTACATTACTTCTACATTTTTGCTGTTATAGCCTATATTTTACTAGGTTTCCCGTTTCGGTTTCCCAGGCTTTGAACAAGTGATTTTACGGAAAAATCCAGTAAAATAAGCATTTTTCAAAGTGGTTAGAAGTGGTAAAAATCAGGTAAAAGTAGGTCACTCCTACATTACTTCTACACTACTTCTACACCCACACTCCTACACCGATAATAGCCCCTCTGTGATCTTTAATCGGATTGCAAAGGGGCTATTTTTTTATATTATGGGATTTTTTCGATCTCTTCACGCAGCCAACTCACATCTCTCTGCGTGTAGACTTTTTCTGTCACATCGGTGATTCGATGACCGACGATGTACTTGATCGCATATTCATCGACCTTGTACTTCTTGGCCTGAGTCACGAAATGCATACGACCATCATGAGCACGGTGTAGGGGATTAAGTTTGAGAGCGTCACGAATAGTTTCGCAGCGAGAACGATATTTATCATATGTCATTTTCAAATTGCTGCGATGCGTATGAGTATCAGTACAGTTGAAAAGATATTTACTTTCCAGTTGTACGGCTTCGTTGTAGTATTTTTCCACCAGCGGACGAATTCTCGAATGTATAGGAACGATTCGGCCTTTGCCAGCTGGAGTTTTCATACCACCAGAAAAGATTCCGTTTTCAAGGTCCACGTTATTAAGCTCGATAAGTCCGATTTCTTGTGGACGCCATCCGGAGTATGTCTGAATGAGAAGCAGATCTACATAAGGAATTACATCGATATTTTCCCAAAGGGTTTTGATTTCAGCATCCGTAAACGGAATATGACCGCGCTTATTCTCTTCCTGTTCTTGGATGATATCATCGGACAAGGAGAAGGTTCGCGCATAGTTCTTTTGAACGATATCATATTCAAGTGCGTAATCAAGCATGATGTTGAACATGGATTTGATTCGCTCTTTTGTTCCGGCAGATGCTTTTTTCTGCTCGCCGTTTACAACGATGAATCCTTCTTCCATACAACCTTTGATATGCCGAGATCTGATATCAGATACGCGCATGTCGTAAACGGAAGAACAATAGGACCATGCCGATTTAACATTTCGGATACTTGAGGGGGATTCGAGTGTTTTGAAATACTCAGCTGACCATTTTTCATATAGTTGACATACGGTCATAGCAAGATCCAGATCGTACGGATTCTTGTTATATTCTACGAGGGCAGCATACGCATCATTATACGTTTCAAAGAATGATTCTGGTTTTAGAGGTTTCGATATGAATCGACCTTGGGAATCTTTTCCTACCGGAACCATTGCTCTGAAGCGCTTTCTGAGATTCTTATTTTTGATTTCGCTGATCTGTCCAAAACCATTGGGCAGACGCTTCCTTCGATTGGATTTTCGAGGCTTGCGATATTTAAGAATCTCTTCTTTGAATGTGAAACCGCAATGTGGGCAGAAGGCCGCTTTATCGCTGATCTGCAATTCGCATTCGGGACATTTAACTAACATTGAAAATCACCTCCTGGATAGTATGACCCGCGAGGTTATTATACACATTGGTGTAGAAGTAGTCAACTCCTACACCGCGGATATCGCATTCCCTTTTATGAGAAGAAAACTTTTATGGGAGGCGGTATTGTGACAAAACGCAAATACGCATATGACGGTTCGGTAACCGAATTCGGACGAGAGGTAGCTCACAGATGGAAGGGTGAAACCTGGGCGGTATCTCCGCAGAAGGCGACGTCCAATCTGATCTACCAATTCAAGAAACAGACTAACCGCATAGCGAGCTGCAAAATTGCTCTTACCGGTAAAGTGGTAGAGGTAGCTTAACGATATTGAGCTCTTCTTACAAGGGCTCTTTATTTTTCTCATACCATACGATATCATTACGCTATATTCTAATCTAGATTAGAGGAATGATATGGTCAGAGTCGGAGAAACACACTGTCCGATATGCGGAAAAGAGATTAAACGATACGATAAAGTTCATCGGATTATCAAAGGGGAGTATGGTAAACGCCGGTGGATTGATATACAAAGACTATTATGCTCTGGCTGTGGAGCGCTGCACAGCGAACTCCCTTTTGAATTGCTTCCATATAAGCATTACGAGGCTCGGATTATCGAGGGATTTATATTTGAACGATATTCGTCCTGTGATTTGGAATTTGAAGATTATCCGAGCGAAACAACAATCAAGAGATGGAAAACCCTTCCACTTACTTCGGTTTCACAATTTAATATTTCTAACCTAGAATAGCTTTCGAAAGGAGGCTATGACCTTATGGAAGTATTTTGTGAAGGAAGCGTTCCGGTAAGCGTTGCCGCCCGTGTATATGGGAAAGACGCCTCATGGGTGAGAGCTGGAATTATTGCCGGTTGGCTGCCGATCGGAAAGGCGACCAGAAACGGAAAGCTGATCACCCGTATCGAAGAGATGAATTCGAAGTACGGACGGATCAATTATCAGATTTCTCCCAAGCTGCTTTATGAGCAGACCGGCTTCGTATGGAAGGGAGAGAAAAACTGATGGGAACCAGGACAAGGCCAGAATTATCCGAGAAGAATCCGTATTGGCTGGAACGACATCGATACTATGAGCTCAAGCATTTCTGTATGCAGTATCCGATCTGGATGAGAGCATATAAAGAGCTTGACGGATACGGGCAGAAATCTGTTTACATCATTCGAGCTGTCACCGAGAAATTCGGTTCAGACCCGACGATGGCGTGTGCGGATGCGCTGACGTACTACGCGAACCGGCTTGGAATGGTAGATCGGGCAGCATATGATGCGGCGAGCGACCTTGCCGGTTATATCGTAAAGGGTGTGACCGAAGGATTATCTTACGATATTCTCAAAGTGAGATACGGAATCCCATGCTGCAAACAGGTATATTACGACGCATACAGACGATTTTTCTGGCTTCTTGATATAGCGCGGAAATAACAGCTCCTTTAATGAAGAAAGGAGTGTGTTTCAATGAAAGACGAAACTTTAAAAGCTTTACGAGAAATCGAAATGTTTGGTTTGCAACTTCAAAGGTATGCGCTGATGTTGGGTGAATTACGAGATGAATTAGAATGTGTTGAAAACGAAGATGCGCAATATTTTCAGCTCTATGTGAATGCAAAAGCACATTGTATTTCTGAATGTAGCCAAGCAGCATTTGGTGATTTCGAAAAGCGTGAAGAGAAATTATTGAATCAATTGCGAAAATCTGTAGAGATTGAGTCCTGACATGGACTCTTTCTTTTTTTTTTTTTTCGCAAAAATTCCCGGGTAGGATTTTTCTGAAAACAATCCTGCACGGCTAGAATAAATTTCAGTACACAGGTGACAAGAAAAGGTGGTAATTTGCTATGGAGGTTGAAAGGACATGATGATGGTCAAAGAATTCGGTCGTGAGATTAAAACTATGTTTGATCAAGTGACTGAGATGGATGCGCAGAACAGCGATCTTAAGCGAGAAAACGGAAACATCGACGGCAACACTGCAATGGGAGCCATGCTTCAGCTTGGAGCAAATGCGGCGAAGATTTACTATCTTGAAACAGCTGTTCAGCCGCTTCATGCTCATCTTCATAAACAGGGATACATTCATATTCATGATCTGGATTTTCTGAAGTATACGACGACCTGTACGCAGATTGATCTGATCAAGCTGTTTAAGGGCGGATTTGATACGGGTCATGGTCATCTTCGAGAGCCGAAGTCGATTGGTTCATATGCTGCGCTTGCTGCTATTGCCATTCAGAGCAACCAGAATGACCAGCATGGCGGTCAGAGTATCGTTAATTTCGATTATGCAATGGCGGAAGGCGTAAAGCTGACGCATGAAAAATACATGACGGAAGCGCAGCAGATCTGGTATGAACTCAATCCCGGTTCTACCGAGATGAGCCGCACCGAATGGATCAATCAATACGCAATGCGCAGAACGAAGCGTGATACCTATCAGGCTATGGAGGGATTCATTCATAACCTCAATACGATGCATTCTCGTGCAGGCGCACAGGTTCCGTTCTCTTCGATCAATTACGGTATGGATACAAGCTGGGCTGGACGGCTGGCGATGGAGCAGTTGTTGCTGGCAACAGAAGCTGGACTCGGTCAAGGTGAAACGCCGATTTTCCCGATTCAGATTTTCAGGGTGAAGGAAGGCATCAACTACAATCCGGGAGATCCGAACTATGATCTGTTCAAGTTGGCAATGCGTGTTTCGGCTAAGCGTCTTTTCCCGAATTTCAGTTTTGTGGATGCTCCGTTTAATCTTCAGTATTACGATCCGAACAGGCCGGAAACACAGGTTGCGTACATGGGCTGTCGTACTCGTGTACTCGGTAATGTGTACGATCCGACGAGACAGATCAGCAATGGACGCGGTAATCTGAGTTTTACGAGCATCAATCTGCCGAGAATTGCCATTCTTTCTACTCGAAAAGATGAAAACGAAGATGTGGACATTCAGGAAAGATTCTTTATCTTACTCGACGCCATGCTGAAAACGGTACTCGATCAGCTCATGGATCGTTATGCGATTCAAGGAAAACGCCGCGTTCGAAACTTCCCGTTCCTGATGGGAGAGGGTAACTGGCTCGATTCTGAGATGCTCGGTCCGGATGACATGGTTGCTGAAGTGCTCAAGCACGGTACGCTTTCAATCGGTTTTATCGGACTGGCTGAGTGTTTGAAGCAGCTTACCGGTTGTCATCACGGAGAAAGCGCGTATGCTCAGGAACTTGGACTGAAGATCATCGGTCATATCCGTAAGTTCTGTGACGAGAAATCTGAGGAACTCAAAATGAATGTGACATGTCTGGCTACGCCGGCAGAAGGTCTTTCCGGCCGCTTTGTTCGTATGGACAAGAAAGAATACGGTATTATCGAAGGCGTGACCGACCGTGAATACTACACGAACAGTTTCCACGTTCCCGTATATTATCCGATATCCGCATATAAGAAGATCGACATTGAAGCGCCGTATCACGCGCTGACCAATGCCGGTCATATTTCTTATGTGGAGATGGACGGTGATCCAACGAAGAACCTCGAAGCGTTCGAAGCTGTGATTCGCCACATGCACGATGCCGGAATCGGTTATGGCAGCATCAATCATCCCGTCGATCGTGATCCGGAATGCGGATACAACGGGATCATCAACGATATTTGTCCGAAGTGCGGACGCAAGGAATGCGCTGGTCATCCATTTGAAAGAATCCGCCGAATCACTGGATACCTGGTTGGAACGCTTGACAAGTGGAACAACGCCAAGCGAGCAGAAGAAAGGGATCGTACGAAGCATGAAACTGCGAATCGCGGGAATTGAACAGGAGTCCATCGTTGATGGGCCCGGATGGCGATACGTGATATTCACTCAGGGCTGCCCGCATCGCTGCAAAGGATGTCACAATCCCGAAACGCATGATGAATCGGGCGGTCTTTTGATTGATACGGACGAAATCATCCGTCATCTTGGGGAGAATCCACTTGTAAAAGGCATCACATTTTCAGGTGGAGAACCCATGCTTCAGCCAAAGCCTCTTCTTGAAATCGCTATCGAAGCGAAAAAGAAGGGGCTTAATATATGGTGCTATACCGGATATACGATTGAAGAACTGATCGAAAAGGATGATCCGGATCAGATGGAGCTTCTCAATATTGTTGATGTACTGGTAGACGGACGGTATGTAGATTCTCTTCGAACGATGGATATTTCTTATCGGGGAAGTCTGAATCAAAGAATCATTTATATGAGCGAGGAGAGAAAAGCATATGGATAACCATACTATAATCGTTTTGATCATCGTTGCTGCCTTCGTATTTGGCTACGCAATTGGATACGCACGAAACGGTTTCAAAACCAATATCGGTACGCTGTGGATCGATACGCTTGACCCTGAGACTAATCCGAATTTGTATCTGGAACTCAAGGAAGGCGTCGGATATTTCATGGAGGACAAACAGGTTTGCATGGACGTTCGTGTTGTTCAGAACACGGCTCCTGCGCGGGAATAACAATCCCTATTATGGGAACTAAAAACCGAAAGGAGAAAGACCATGTACGGCAAAGCAAAGAGAGCATTGAAGGAAGCGTACGATACCGAGATCGAAAAACTGAGAACACTTGAACCAGGCGATCAGGACTATCAGGATTCCCTTGACCGAATGGCAAAGCTGAACAAGATGATCAATGAGGATCGGCAGTCGATGACAGACTGTACGACCAAGGTTGTGACCTGCTTGGGCGGCATTGTGATCGGTCTTGGCGGACTGTATATTTCCAGAAATCTGGCATATGACGTTCTCAGATTCGAGAAGGACGACTCGATTTCGACTTTCACTGGAAGAACCGTGATTGGCAACGTACTCAAATTTAAGGCAAAGTGATCCCAACGGGAAGGCGTGTTAAATACATGCCTTCTTCGTTTTTGTCCGCGTAGAACGCAATGGCTATAATGAAAAACTATATTTTAGGAGGAATGGTTATGTTGGATTCAAAACTCACAAGGTATATGTGTGCAATAATCATTGGAGTTACCAGTGTATTCAAATGTTTATGGATTTTCGTAAAGATGGTTGTGATGACTTATCTTTTATCTAAGGAAGAAAGATGGGCGTTGGACATCTATGAAATCGTAGAAACAGCGAAAATGGGAAAAGAACTCTATATTGCTCAAATGCGCGCGATATTTGAATGGGCAAATGATGGTGACATGGAAAACTGTAGAAAGAATATGGTGAAATATATGGAGGAGGTAAGCCCCTAACAAGGGCTTTTCTCTTTTGCTATGCGATACCACTACGAGAAGCCGACATTGTATGCGAGCATATACGGAAAAGTGTATTTGTGTAATCATCCGGTGTACAGCCGCTGCACGCTATTCATCATCGCGGACAAGGGACTCGCCGTTATCCAGCAGCGATATGATCCGGCAACGAAGCGGACATGGTGGGGTGAAATCGATCCGTGGCTTACGGATGGAATCTATCTCCATCCGAAGTTTAAGACATATTTCGATAGACGTGCCCAAAAGGATACGGACGGAATCTATCCGACGGTCACGATCAGACAAATTATGTGGGCACTTAAAATGAAGCCGATTAAACGTGAACGATGGGAAACCGTATTCGATCGGCAAAATGTATAGCGCTAAAATGAATAATATGAAAAGCAAACTTTCATATTTTGGCTTGCGACAATAAAATAACCCTAAAAATTGGGGGGGGGGTACTTCCCTTC